TGCTTTCGAATATAAGCACTGGCAAAAGCTTCACGCCCCCGCTAGTCTTCCTCGGATATTGCCTTGCCGCAGAATTCGTCCGTGTAAAACTTATATTCAACCATTAAGGCCTCCTTGCTTATCCAAGCACTCTTGTCGCAAGTTCAGGATAAATTGCTGTGTAACCGTAGAGTACATCCATCGACAGCATCTCCTTCTTCTTCTCCATGTTGTAACCTCTTACTACACGAAGAGAGATTCCATTGTGGCTAGTTACGTAGCTCTCAACTCCTGCTGGTGCCTGAAGTGGTCTTGTTACATATGCAAAAGCCATAGGATTAAATGCAAGGTTTGCAGTGTGGCTCTTGAGCAGCACTGCCTGCACGTCTGCATTTGCTGTGATCTTTGGTGTTACATTAACATGGATTTCATCTCCAGAAGCTGATGTATCCTCTGTGACTAAATACTGACTACCCACAATAGTGATAATGTCTCCTTTTACAAGGGTTCCAGTCATGCCTGTTCCTTTAAGAACAATCTCATCGGAATCTTCAACCTGAGATTTAACGGTGATTTTATCCCCAGTCACCTTAAGCGTACCTGCAGTATGTTTTCTCACAGCCTGGGACATGTAGTTATCAAGTCCCATTACTCTACCGATTGAGCCCTCTCTGAGAGCACTCGTAGAACCTGACTTCTCAGCATTAACGATTGCTGGTACAGTGGAGAATGCAGCATCAGCTTCGGTGTCCCACACTCCAACTCTTCCAGCAACTGGCACGAGCTGCTTATTAAGCTGCTTTCTTACATTTGCAAGATCCGTTAGGTCGGATGGTGTCGTACCTGCCTTTCCCACAGCCGTAGGAATGAACTTATATAGATCTAGTCCATCATTGTTTATCTTCTCTGCCAGAGCGACTGCTGCTGGTTCAAGAAAGAGTCTGTTTAGATCATCTACGTTAGTAGCTCTCTGTATTGCGCTAAACTCCACATCTACTGTAGCTAGCTTATCTAGCTTAACCTCTACAGATTCCTCATCGATTCCCTGTGGCTTAACTCCCTGTGACTCATTGAATTCCTCTGCAATGAGTTTTACCGGCTTCTTAACCTGAATCTTGGTTCCAAGTCCTGGAACAAAATCATTTGAGAAATCTCTGTGCACTAGGTTAGGGAACACTAGATTGTTCATTAGTCTAGGCAGTGTCTGTCTTGCGATATTTTTTACTTCAAGAAAATTGTTTGGCATAATTCTTACTTCCTTTCTTTTTCTTCGAGTCTTTTGTAATACTCTTCATCCGATAGTTTGTCGAGATCAGGTTCTGTCCCGCCTCCGTGATTTCCGCCACTTGAGAATCCACCTGCTCCGCCAGTTGCACCATCGTCGCCATCATCCTTTTTAAACAATGCCGGTGATGTTTCCATCATTGGCTTTAGGATGTCAGATAGACCTATAGGATTACCCTGGCTATCAAAAGCAAACTTATCGATGCCACCATGCTTATACATGATGTAATCAGGATCCAGTGCGCCTTGACCTCTTAGTGCATCCTTTAAGGCGTATTCCTTTTGCAGGTCGCTAGTCTTCTTTTTCTCTGCTGCAATATCAGCATCATACTTATCCTGCCATTCCTTGGCATCATTACGCAGCTTGTCAACATCGACCCCATCGAACTTATCGACCTTCTCTTTCAGACCCTTGATAGTCTGATCAGCAATATCAAGTTCTTTCTGTTTGTCCTGTGCTGTCTTGTCCTGTGCTGCTTTAATGTCTTTGCCATTTTCTGCAAGGATGTTTTCGACGGTATCTTTCAGCTTTTCATCAGATACTCCAGCTTCCTTCAAAACTTTCTCGATCTCTTCTCTTTTCATTGTTTCCTCCATTCTTTTATCCGCTACGCCATCTTTTACGGCAGGCGACGCCGATGCGGCTCACATTTTACGCCGATGAGCAGGCGAGTAATAAAATCCCGTCAGTTTTACGCCTTGACTGGGCGAATATAAAAAACAGAGGTGCGCACCCTCTGCAATTTATCTGATGTTATAAGCACCCTGCCTCTTCAAATGCTTTTTGTAGTTTTGGAGCTTGAAGTGCTATCCAGTCAACAATCTCTTCATTTCTTGCCCATTCTGAATTTACATCAAGTCCGGATTCATATAGAAAAGCGTGTACAATCTCATGTCTTAACACCTTCTTTTTATATAAATTGGGATTGGCAACTGTTTCCGAAGTTGGTTCAAAGTCATCAATTACAATCTCCTTTGAATAAAATTCACAGATGCCGTCTGAATGTTCTAGCTTGGAAGTTTCTTTTTCCTTTTGCCTCTTAATACTGTATTCTGTCCCAAGTATATTCACCTTGTCTTTTAATTCTAAAGATTCCATTATCCCTCCTTTTCTTTGCATGCAAAAAGCAGCCCGTTTGGCCTGCTTTAAAATCTAACTATTATTTAATGTTTGAGTCTATTACTCCTCTTCACCTTTTCTATCATCATAATCATCACATGCATCTAAAACGCGATCATATATCAATTGTGCATCTTCCCCAATCTCGTTATAGAACTCCATCTTTTTATCAAAACCATAGCGCAAAATCATATCATCAAGAGCATTAAGGTATTTCCTAATATCAGTACGTTCCAATTTAATTGCTGCCAGCTCCGGCCATTCTTCTACATATGGTTTTAAAAACTCTTGTTCTTCACCGCTTATTTCTACAACAATCATACCTCTCTATCCTTTCTGTTAGTTTGCACAAGAACACCTGTTTTAGGATTATATGTAACTTGGCATCCTGAGCCTACCAGCATTATAGTATCTTCATGTCCGGAAGTTCTTTCTTCCCCATGTGTTATGCAACGTTTTAAGTCCTCAATGCTTACACCTGTTCTATTGTATTTTTTGTTAGGTGCCGAGTGTCCAATCATTCTGCCGACAAAATGAGATGAATAATCTTTAATTTCAACACCCTGCGGGGTTCTCAGTCCTACAAGCTGTTCATCAATCAGATGCGTCTTTTCTCTGTATGTGGATAACCCCAGCAGTGGTGAGACTTCTCCCCTTTCAACAGATAACACATATTTTTTGAATAGCTTGTACTCAGGAGGGTTATTGTACTTCATGTCGTAATAGCTTGCAAGTGTTTTTCTCATTCCTTGACCTTCAAGAGAATAAGCTTTACGAAACCACTGGTAATATTTCCTCGCTTCCCATTGAGATTTACCTGCTTCACCTTTTCCAAAACCTGCTACTATCATACGATCATGTTGCGACGGCATTCTTGTCTGTTCTTCTAGGTCCTTTAGCTTCTCCATGTATGAACGCATCTTTACACTAGCTTCTGCGGTATCAAGTCCTGCAGCTTCTTGCATTAGGTATTCTCGTTTCCATCTCCTCCGAGCTCTTTCGTAATACCTCTGCATCTGAGATACTTCATACTCTGTATAATTCTTGCCATTGTATAAGTAATCCTTAGCTACATATTCGGCCAACATCTCATCGCTATAAGCAGGAGTTGATAATCCAGGATAGAACGGATGGAAATTGTGCCTGCAATTATATCCGCATAACCCTGGTCCTGTTCCGTACCCTGTAGCTTCATAGAAGTTAGGGTATCCCGGTTCCTTACCATGTAGTTTAAACACCTTGCCTTGCCACACCTCATGTTCAGGACGCGCTCCGGCATGTGCTGTCGTTTCCACGTATTCGCTATCCACATCTTCCGCTCTTGCAAGCTGCATATCTCCAGCTGTCTGATTAATACCGGTCACAATAGCTCTTCTAGCTGCCACTTCTATATTATCCACACGCCCCGAAGGATACCTTACTGACTCAATCCCTTTTTCAGCTAATGCCTTGATTGCATTTCTTATGGCTGTTTCTGTATCAAATGCTCCAGATATTACTTGCATATATGCTTGGTCAAGTATCTTGCTAAACTGTTTGGATGCATTAGCTGCAGTACTTCTCGTGAGATTGCGAAAAGCTTTTGCCGTTCGTCTATATCCGGAATTCATTACAGCTATCAGAGATGGACTAGCTTCCA